CTAAAGCGGCAGGGTCGAGAACGGACCGGGGCCGAAGCGATCGGAGATTTGCGCCACTTGCACTGACGCCGTTCCCAACGCATCTGCGGCTTGCATTGTGGCGCTATAGGTCCATTGCGGTTGCCCCACGACCGCCTCGCGCTTGATCTGCCCGCCGTCGACCACCCGCACAAGGTATTGCTCTTGTTGCTCGCCCAACGGGACCTCCAGCGATTCCCAACTATCCCCGTCAATCCGGGTCCGCCGAACCCATGCGATCTGCCGATCCCCATTTGCCTGCGTTTTCGCCGTCACGTGAACCGGCGCATATGGGCGCAGGCCAATGCCGTTGAAGGCTTCGACCTTGTGGATCACATTCGGATCATCGGTGCCCAAAGAGGCAGCACCAATCCGGTAATGGCGGGCCAAACCACGCGCCGATTGTGCAAGGTTGATCTGTTTCAGCGATTTGTCCAACACCACGATCAGACTGCCCGGCGGCCAGACATCCGGCATGATACCATCGGTTCCCAATTGCCCGCGCAAACGCAGGCTGACCTCATAGGTCAAAGGGGCAACAAGATTGAGGTCGGCAAATTGAAACACCTCCCAATTGTCATTGCTGCCATCCCCGATTGCCAGGGCATTGGCCCCATTCAGAACCGCCAAAGGATCAGCCGCCGACAGTGCGCCATAGCTCAGCTTGATGCGCAGCGGTTCGCCCCGGTCCCATATGCCGGACCGTGCCGCAAACAAAGGCGTCTCGGTCACTCCGACCACAGCAGGCGCGTCGATCAGCGTGTTCAGCTCATATCCTGCGTCGCTGGGCGATGACCAAAGCGCCACAGTCTGCGGCCATGGCCGGGCAGCAACGGCCAGATGCGGGGCGTTGTCGGCCTCATCCCCGGTGATCAAGGGCAAATCCAGAAACATCGGATAAACAGGAACCGGAGCCGTATAAAGGGTGGCCTGTCGCCGTGTCTCTGTCGCGTCGGCAGCCGCATAGACAGAGCGATCCGTGCGCACAGCCTCAACCAGTGCCGCTTCGGCCTGATCAACGCGGTCGATCCGATACTCTTGTCCGTCCAAGCTGACAACATCACCGGCCCCCAACCGTGCGAGGGACCGCGGCAAGGCGAACCGCGCCGTATCCCGCGCGACCCGTGCCTCTGATAGCCAGCGTTCAACAATACCGCGCCCCTCAGCTTCGGTCAGGGTCAAGGCCAACTCGCTTTGTGACACGCCAAAGCTTTCCTCATCCGGAAAAATCGCCTCTACCTGACGCATCCCAAAATCGGCCTCGGATTCGACAAAGCTTAGCCTGACCCGGCCTGCGACTTCGGCCTCGGGAATGCGGACTGTCTCCATCCGGCCGTCCAAAGCATCGGTTTGTGCCAGATGCGCCGGGTCTATTTGCACAGGTTTGACATTGCCCCGCATTTGAAAAATCAGCAATCCGTCGCGCTCAATGGCTTCAAACCCATAGGCCAGCATCAAAGGTTGCAGCGCCTCGCGCGCGGTGCCGATGCCTTCGGGTGTATAGCCGCGCACGACACCATAAAGGCGCGACACATCAAACCGCGTCACGCCAGAGCGTTCGCAGATTTCCGCAACCACCAGCGCCAGCGGTTGATTTGTGGCACGGCCCGTCAGCCAATGTCCGCGCGGATAATTGTCACCGTCCGACCAAAGGCCGGTCGCATTCGGAAACTGCGGAAAGGGCCGTGCATCCCAAGCCCAGACATGAGCGCGGTCCATATCCAGCATCGGGCCGCCATATTGGTCCGAGATGGGGTTGTTTTCCGGCTGAGCCCAGGTTTGCGCCATCGCCCGCAGATATTGCATCTGGATAATGTCATCGCGCCGCCCGTTGGAGAATTTGGGCAAGCTGGATTCCGACGATTTAGGATCAAGGAATTTGTTGGGCTGGTTGCTGCCCTTGTCGATGGCCGCACAGCCGTATTCCGTGAATCGGATTGGTTTGGACTGCGGCACCCATTCGGTTGGCTGCGCTTGCCGCACACCGTCAATCCGAGGATGGTGCTGGTTCAACCACCAGCTCTTGATGTCTTTGTAGCGATAGACCCAAGGCTCATCATAGGCGCCGTCCTCAATGGGCCGCCGCCGTTGTGCCGCTTCGCCTTCCGGGCTGTCATAATACCAATCATAGCCCTCGCCGCCCAAGACGTTTGAAGACAGGTATTCAAGGTTATAAATGGCGTCATAGGCGGCATCGGCATGACTGTCACCATCGCGCCAATCGGATAGCGGCATGTAGTTGTCGATCCCGATGAAATCGATATTGGCATCGGCCCACAGCGGATCGAGATGATAGTAAACATTGCCGTCCGTCTGATAGCCGAAATATTCGGTCCAATCCGCTGCATAGCTGATCTTGGTATTTGATCCAAGAATGGCGCGGACATCGGCGGCCAATTGACGCAATGCCGAAACGGCAGGGAAGCTGTCGCCTGCGCCGCGAATTTGGGTCAGGCCTCGCATTTCCGAGCCGATGCAGAACGCATCCACCCCGCCCGCAGCCGCGCAAAGATGGGCGTAATGCAGGATGAAACGGCGATAGCCCCATTCTGCCGGACCGACATAAGAAACCGTGCCCCCCGAACGCACAAAATGCGCTGGTGTCGCGCTGCCGAAAAAGACAGCAACCTCGGCCTCGGCCTGCGCGGTTCTGTCGGTGCTGGTGGCGCGACCGGGTGCCTCCGCCAAGGTGATCCGCCCGCGCCATGGCAAGTTGGGCTGTGCGGTCGCATCGGAATAAGGGTCTGGCAGGCTGTTGCCCTCCAATTGATCCATCAGGATGAAAGGGTAAAACATCACCTCTTGCCCACCGGCGCGGACGGCTTGAATGGCCTCGATTACAGAGGCATCCGAAGGCGTGCCGCCATAGATCGGCCGGCCATTGTCTTGGGCAATGGCAGCAGCCTGCCCCCGGGTAATCCCCCCTGCCCGCCAAGCCATGCCGCTGGCATCCTGCACGGTTTGTTCCACCTTCGGTTCCACCTTGCACTGACCGCAGCGCAAATCACCCCCGAACCAAGAAACGATCAGCGACACCGATGTCACATTCGGCAACGCAATCCGCATCTGGTCCAGCGCCACAGCGAAATCCGCCTTGCCTGCGGGGGAATTGACATTGACGCTGCGGCTGATACCGGGTCCATCGGCATAATGCAGCGCGGTGGTGGCCAGCGCATATTCGCCCGTGCCCGGCATCATGGCCACCGCCCGAACGGCGCGCGCGATGTCGAGCGTTGCGTCGGTCGTCGCCCCCTGCGCATTGCGGATCACCTCAAAAGTCAGCATCGGCACACGGTTGCCAAAGCTGCCGATGTCCAGATCCTCAACCACGACATAGGCAATGCCACGATAGGCAGGTGCATTGCCCGCCCCTTCCACAGCTTCGATCTTGGGGTCGGGCAATTGATCTTCGGTGCCATTATAAATGCGCAGGTTCAGGCTACGTGGGCTGATCTCAACGCCATCGGCCCAGATGCGGCCAATCCCGGAAATTTCGCCTTCACACAGGGCAACCGCAAAACTGACAGTATAGGAATAGGTTGTCACCGAAGGTTTGGGCGTGCCCTTGCCGCCACCGCCCCCTGTGGTGCTTTTGTTCTCTTGGAATTGGGTTGCCCAGACAATCTGCCCCGCCGCGCGCACGCGCCCATAAACCTGCGGCACCGCCGCCCCTTCCGAGGCCCCCGTCAGCCGAAAGCGATCAATCCGCCCGGTTTCAACCGCTTCAGAACCGGTCCCCATGACACGCTGGTCAATCACACGGCCTAAGGTCGCACCGACCGCGCGCCCGATGACGGCCCCAGAAAGCCCCAGAATGGTTCCACCAAAGCCAGAGCCGATGGCGGCCCCCGCAGCCGATAGCAAAATCGTCGCCATTCACAGCACTCCTTCTGGAAATTCAAACCGCGCCGCGACACGCCGCAACCACGGCACCGACAGCGGGCTTTCGATAACCCCATGCCCGGTATAGGCATGGATAAAACTCTGATCCGGGCCCGTATTCCCCATGATCCCAAGATGTTTTGCCACCGCTCCATCACGCATACGAAACAGCAAAACATCCCCCGGCGCGGCGTCGACCAAGGTTTTGGGGCGCAGCCAACGCAAGGCCGCGCGGTGCAACAGTTCATCCCGCGCCGGCTCTGACCAATCGGCGGTATAGGCCGGCACCGGTTCCGGCTCCGGCCCATGGATCGCCCGCCACACGCCGCGCAGCAGGCCAAGACAATCCGTTCCCGCCCCTCTGCAACTGGCCTGATGCACATAGGGCGTGCCGATCCAGCCGCGTGCTTCGGTGACGATGCGGGCTTGCTGCGGCGTCATCGCACAAGGCTCCCGCCCGAATTCGCCTGCGAGGACACAGGGTAAGAGGTCAGCCAATCTTCGCCCGGAATATCGGGGAAACCCCGGAAATTCACGAAGTTGTTGAACTTATAGCGGCAGGTATCAGCTTGTTTGTCACAGCCTGCCTCCAGCCGCAGCATATCACCGGGGGCGATATCAGGGCCGATGGCTTGCCACAGTTCAACCTTGCGGCCAGCATCGGTCAACCGGTCGTTCTTGATGATCCCGACCAGCCCTTTGGCCGCGCCCGACAGCATGACCAGCCGCCCCCGTTCAAACCAGCGGTCCTCATATGCGAACAAATCCGCGAAATCAAAGACCCGCCGACCGGACACGCTCTCTGCGGCCAGTTCCACCGAAAAGCCCGGCTGCGTCAGGTCAAACCCACACTTGGCATCGCCCAGAACCGCCGGGCAGCCACGCTGGAACGCCCGGCCCTGCGGCTGGTTCAGGCTTTCGGTCAACCCGCGCAACTCGGCCTGAAACGCGCCGCCCGCCCGCGTGATTTCGCCAATCGTGCCCCGAAAGCTCAACAAACGGTTATCCATATTCGACCAGTCCACTTGCCAGCCGGTCAAGGCCGCGCCATCAAAACGACCGGCCAGAATATCCGCCTCGGTCAGCGCCAGATCTGACAACGCGCCCATCGCTTCGGTATTGTCCACCGACAGCCCGGTCGTCTGCTGCAAGGCCCGCGCCGTCAGCCCGGAATTTGCCTTGAATACCCGGCCGTCAAAACGCAAGTCGCAATCATGATCGGTAAAGCCAAACCAAGTTCCGTCCCGGCGCTCAATCGCCCAAGCGCGACAAACCGTGGTCGTGCCGGTTTCCAGATGCGTATAAAGTCCCTCTGCGCCCGCCATCACACCCGCAGCTCCACAACAGGAACAGACGGAACATCGCCCGCCTTGAACGAGGCGACCGAGGCTTGAATCCGGTCCGTATCGAAACGCACCGGCACATCGAATTCGAACCCTGCCGTGATGCGCACCCCCGGATCGGGCGGTGTCGGAAAGCTGACAATTCCTGTTGCCGTATCAATGTCGAACTCCAGCGTCTCGACCTTGGGGTCGCCATCAATTGCCACCAGAACCGTGCCCAGCACCGGCTTCGTGATCGGCCGGGTATAGCTGACCTCACCCGATTGATAGGTCTTGGACAGCGCAAAGCTCAATTGATCGCCATCGCCAAGGCCGATCAACTGGTCCACGGCCGATGGCGTTTTCGAAGGCTTGCAGGATTTGTAATCCGCCCAGTCTTTCCAGCGAAACCCATATAGCTGGCCGCTGCGCGCCTCAAAAAACGCAATCAAGGCTTCGACATCGTCCAGACTACGCAGGCTGACGCCAGCGTCATAGCGGCGACGCGAATGTTCCCAGGGCGTGTTGCGTTCTTCAAAGCCATTGGCCAGCGTGACAATCTCGGTGCGCCGCTCTGGGCCCCCGACAGAGCCGAAACTCAGATTGGCTGGAAAGCGTATATTGTGAAATCCCATGGTCTTCCCTCATCTGTTCCGCTGACCGCGCGCCAATGCGCGTGACGCTTGTGCCGCAATCTGGCTTTGACTGCGCTGAAACCCGGCCACATCGGGGGTGGAAATATTCATCACCACCGTAACCGCCCGGCCACCGCCTGCGGCCTGCACACCCAGCCGCCCATCGGCCCCCCGGGCCAGCGGCATGATCGCCTCTGGCCCGGCCTCACCCATTAGCCCCATGCCACCCCGCATCGGAAAGTTGGTCGGAGAAGAAACAACACCCCCCTTGGCAAAGGGCATCACCCTGCCTTGGGTAAAGGCCCCACCATCGGCAAAAGGCATCATGCCACCCAAAAGCGAATTCATCCCATTCGCCACCAAGCCGCCCAAAGCGTTCTGAACCGGTTTCATCGCGATGTTATAGACGCTGTCCATCATGGTCTGCGCCACGCCCCTCAGCGCGTCTGACAGCTTCATCCCGTCAAACACCAAGCCGTCAAAGGCCCGTCGCAACCCACCGCCGATGCTGTTCGACAAGCTGTTCACCTCGCGCCCTGTAAAGACAAGGCTTTCGCGCATCCGCGCCAATTCCCCGTCAAACGCACCGACCAGATCCGCCGCGCCATTCAGCGAGGCCTCCAGCGCTGCAATCTGATCTTCCAAACCTTCAATATCAGCCATCTGTCGGCCCCTTTTTCACATCCGGGAAGGCGCGCGCCAAATCTTCAAGGCGCGCGCGGGTCAATGGGGCAGTGCCGGTCTGCGCGCCCAGCTTGATGCGCAGCTCCACCGGGGTCAGCCGCCAGAAATCGGCAGGCTGTAGCCCCAGCCCGTGCAACCCCACCTGCATCAATCCGGCCCAGTCGATTGCCGTCATGTTTCCCCCGGTGTTGAAAACGCCCGTGCCAGCAATTCTGCCGCCGCGCGCGCCGCCTCCACCGGGCCGCCGCCAATCTCGACTGTGCGAAAATCTGCGGCAGTGCCTTGCCAGCCCCCGCCCCGCAGCCCCGCCACCAGCAGGGCCAGAACATCACGGGTCGAAAAGCGCCCGCCCTCGAACCGTTCGACAAGTTCGATCAGCGATCCGGTTTCAAGGGCGGTTTCCAACTCGGCCAGCGCCCCCAGTGTCAGCTTGGCCACATGGCGCTTGCCATCCAGCATCACGGCCACTTCCCCCGTCCAAGGATTCGCCATCAGAGTGCCGTAAAGGTCAGCGCACCCGCAGATGCCATTGTCATCTCGTAAGTCGCCTCGCCGTTATGGCTGCCTGCGTATTCAATGGCCGAAAGCTGAAACGCCCCCTCGACGATGCCGAAATCCGGGATGATCACCTGAAAATCCGGGATCTCGCCATCAAAGAAAATCTGACGCGCGCGCTCGTCGGTGTTTTCATCCCGAAATACGCCAGAGCCGGAAATCGACGCGGTTTTCACACCCGCGCCCGCCAGCAATTCCCGCCAGCCGCCCTGACTTTCCAGACTGGTCACATCCACCGTTTCGGCGTTGAAACTGATGCGCGTGGCCCGCAAGCCCGCAATCGTTTCAAAACTTCCATCCCCAACCATATCCAGCTTGATCAACAGATCCTTACCGCTTTGAACAGCCATCGCTCATCTCCATTTTGAAAGGTCACTCTGCCCCCGTTCGCAGGGGGAAAAGGCTTAGTCCGCGATCCGCGCCCGAAAGCTCAGATCAATCCGCCGATGCCCGCCCTCATCCAGACGCACCGCTTTGGCGCGCAGGAACCGCAGGCTAACCAGATGTCCTCGCGCCAGCGTCAGGGGCGCGTCGATCATGGCATCCGATACCGCCACGGCCACATCCTTTGCGCCCTGAAACCCGGTCGCATCGCTGATCACCGCAACTGTCAGGCGGTGTTCGGCACCACCTCCGGTCTTGTCGGATTGGTCAATCACATCCTCTGGCCCGATCAGCACAAATGTGCCGGTGCCCCCCCCCGAAGGGATCGCATCCACAACCGCAACGCCCGCCAGCGCCGGGGCCGAAGTCAGCCGCCCATAAACCGCAGCCTGAAGCGCTGCCGCCGCGCCATAACTCATGTCGGCACCTCCTCTCTGACAAAGCACACAAGATAAGCCCCGCCCGCATCCCGCTCGGTCACGGCCAGAATGGCAAAAAACCGGGTGCCGTCGCGAAACCTTTGGCCCACCTTGGGCCGTGAGGCCGCCCCCTGCGGCGCGCCGCGCACGGTGATCCGATATGGCACAGTGGACAAAACCACCTCCTCACCTGCCGTATCGCGGCCGGTGCCGGGCAAAATCTCGGCCCAAAGCGTGCCAAGCGATGCCCAGACCTTGGTAAAGCCGCCCATGCCATCCGAAACAGGTGTTGCCTCCTCCAGTGTCAGGGCGCGGGACAGATGCACCGGCTTCATGCCCCTGCCCCCCCAAGCACACGCACCGTGCGCCAGCGCTCGATCAGCGTCACCACGCCGGGGGGCAAGCCCGCATCAGCGCGCATTCCACCATCATGGCGGCGCTCGTAATACTCTGCCGCCAGCATCAACACCGCCTGCGCCAGATCCTGCGGCACATCGGCCCAATCCGGGCCGAAACCTGCCACGAATTCAATCTCGATCCCGCCGTCCATCGGCACCTGCGGCAGCAAATACCCTTTCGCCTGCACCTTGGGCCGATGCATATCCGGCACCAGCCGATACAGACCCACAGGCACCACCTCGGCTTGGCCATCCCGGTCCAGCAACGAAATTCGTGTCACGCTTTGCACCGGGGCCACAGGCAGCGCCTGTTCCCCCCCCAGCCGCCAATCGTCCAGGCTCCACTTATAGTCCCGCGAAATCAGCGCCTTGCCGATCCGCCCTTCGATCGTCGCCATCGCTGCACGCAGATAGCTTTCGATCAGCCCGTCCTGCATCCCGTCATCCGCAAACCCGGTGCCAAGCCGCAGATGGTTTTTCAGCGCCTGAACTGGCAGGGCCAGCGCGGGAACCGTCGTTTGCTCGATCAGCATCATGTTTCAATCTCCAGTGTTCCGCCCCAGAAGCGTGGGAAGTAAAATCTGGGCGCGCACCCCGCATCGCTCGGACGGAGGGAGCAGCTAGACGACCCGGGACAGGGTCGAACCCCAGTGCGCGCCCAAAACCCGGCCCCAAATTGCGGGGCCGAGCATTCACAACACCCCGATCAGGAGGTTGCGAACTTCAGCAGTTTGATGGCCGCAAAGTCAGACACATCGCCGCCCACGCGCTTGGTGGCATAGAACAGCACATGCGGTTTCGCGCTGAAGGGGTCACGCATGACACGCAGGTCCGGACGTTCGGCAATGGTGTAGCCGCTGGCGAAATCACCAAAGGCAATGCCAAAAGCATCCGCCGTGATATCGGGCATATCCTCGGCAATCAGCACCGGATAGCCCATCAGGCGTGCAGGCTCACCCGCCGCAAGACCGTCCGACCACAAGAAGCGGCCATCAGCATCCTTCATCTTGCGCACGGCGCCCGCGGTTTTGGAATTCATCACAAAGGACGCATTGGCGCGGTAGGTCGCATCCAGCGCATAGACCAGATCGACAATCGCATCCGCCGGGTTGGTCGAGGCAAAATCGCCCGCCTCACCCGTGGCGATGTAGCCCAGGTTACCCCAGGTCCAGACGCCATCGGCCACAGCCGTATGGTCCAAAAAGCCGCGCGGCTTGTCCACACCATCGCCAGATACGAAAGAGGCGGCTTCTGCACGCATGAACTTGTCGGCAATGCGGCCCGCAAGCCAGCCTTCCACGTCAAAGGCGCTGTCATCCAGCAGGCGCTGGCTGGCCTTCGGCATCGCCGACAGCTCATGCAGCGGGATCGAGATGCGTTCAATCGACGGCGTGCCGGTTTCCACCTGCGGGCCGCTTTCCGTGGCCCAACCAGAGCCGACATCGGTATGGTCGATCAGCACGTCAAAAGACGTGGCCTCCACCTGCACCACATTCGCAATCGCCCGGATCGAGGAGGTGGATTTCAGGCTGGACCGGATCGTCTCGGCGGTCTGCGGGTCGACCAGATAGCCACCTTCGGCATTGACCGACGTGTTCAGCCCCTTGCCTTCCAGCACAAGGCCACGCAGGCCATCGTCATCGCCCGAACGCAGATAGGCGTCAAAGGCTTTCTTATGCGGCACGTCCACTTCGGCATGGGCCGAAAGTGCGGGGCGCCCGTAGGTCATCGTTTTGCGATCAAGCATGGTCATACGCTCTTCCTGTTGTTGCAACGCTGTCTTCACTTCGGCCTGAAAGCCGCTGAATTCTTTCAAAAATCCGGCCATAGCGGATTTCACTTCCGCACCCGGATGCTGGGCCGTTTCATGGGCGGCGGGCAAATCTCCCCCGGCCCGAGCCTTTACCTCGGTCATCATCAGTTCCTCTCAAGGGTTCAGTCGTGAAAGCCGTCCTAGCGGGCGGCCAGTTCCCGGCGCGCATCATCAAAGATTTGCGCCACCCCGCGCCAAGTGTCGCCCAGCTCATCGCCTTTGGCCGCCACCCGCGCCTCGGGAAGCATCGGGAAGGTCACGAGTGAAACCTCCCAAAGCTCCAGTTCCGACAAAAGCCGTTGGCCTTTGCCATCCTTTTCGGCGCGCAAGGTGCGATAGCCGATGGAAAGCCCATCAATCGCCCCTGCGGCCAACAGGGCCGCCGCTTCGCGCCCTTTGTCTACATCGGTCAGAATACGGCCTTTGACATAAAGGCCCGTGGCATCCTCGCGCACCTCGTCCCAAACGCCGATTGGTTGCTGCGGGTCGTGCTGCCACAACATCTTCACCCGCCGCCCCGCGCCTGCCAGCGCCTTCAGGCTGATGGCATAGGCGCCCTTTTGCACCACATCGCCACCCTGATCGCGCTTGCCAAACAGGCTGGCATAGCCTTCGATCACGCGCCCGTCCGTCACGATCAACCCCGCCTCGGGGGCATGATACTTGCGCTCCGGCGCTCCGTGATTATCCATATATCCCATTGCTCTACCTCATCGCCGCTTTCAGCACCGCCTCGGCCCCCTGCGCCAGCAGAAAGGCCGCAACCCCGTAAACGCCCAGCCACAGCCGCTTTTCCAGCCGCTCCAGCGCGCTCTCTATCTGGACAAGCCTGTAAGACAGCCCCGCCCAGCGTTCCTCAGCCACCCGCTCATTCGCGTCGATCCGCGCCTGTGCCGCGTCAAAACTGTCGTATAAATAGCGCGAGCCGCTGCTGTCTTTGCCGCGCGCGCTCATTCATCCGCCGTCAAGGCTGGCAGGCCAAGAATGGCCCGTTTCTCGGCGCTGGTCAGGAAATCTGCCGCCCCCACCCGCGCCCACTGCTGGTCGCGTTCGGTGGCCAGTGCGTGCACCTGGTCCAGATCGGGCTTCAACTCCACCACTTCACCGGTAAAGCCCGACAACCAATGCGACAGGTTCGCCGTCACCTTCGTCACCAAAGGCAGCACCGTCAGCCGGAAAAAGGCGCGGTTCGCCTCTTGGTAATTGGCGTAAGTGGCATCGCCGGGGATCCCCATCAGCATCGGCGGCACGCCAAAGGCAATCGCAATTTCCCGCGCTGCCGCTTCCTTGGTTTTCTGGAATTCCATATCCGACGGGCTGAACCCCATCGGCTTCCAGTCAAGACCACCTTCCAGCAACATCGGCCGCCCGGCATTGCGCGCGCCTTGGTGGTGCGATGCCATCTCGTTCAGCAAGCGATCATATTGATCGTTGGAAAGCTGCGATTGCCCGTCCACCCCCTTATAGACAATCGCGCCACTCGGCCTTGCGGCATTGTCCAACAACGCCTTCGACCAGTGAGAGGCCGCAACATGCACATCCAGTGCCACCGCCGCCGCCTGCATCGGCGAAAAGCCGTAATGGTCATCCTGCGGGTGGAAATTGCGGATGTGGCAAATCGGGGTCAACTCACCCGTCATGTCAAACCGGTGCTTGCGGTTGCCCACGGTATAGTCATAAGCCACCGGCCAGCCATCCGCGCCGGGCACCAGGCTCATGCGGTCCGACCGCAGCACATGCAGTTCCCCCGGCAGAATATCGGCCCCCTGCACCGCCTCAACATAGGCGTTGCCAGACAGCAAAAGCTGACCATACAGCGCCTCCAGCAACTCTGCCCGGCCTTGCAACGGGTTTGGTCGCCGCATCAGGGACAGCAAAGGATGCACATCAAACCGACGCTCGCAATCTTGCAAAACCAAAGGCATGGCGGCGGCGGTTTCCGCAATCAGCTTGACCGCCCGAAACCCGATCGGGTTGCCCAGAAACCCCGTCTTGGTCAGGCTCACCACATCGCGCGGGCTCCATGCGACGCGGCCGGCGCTGGTATAGTTGATCACCGGCCCCGTGGCCGATGCCTTTTGTTCCGGCACCACAGTCTCACTGCGTTTCAGGAAATCGAAAACCATCTGGGTCAGCTCCTCTTTATCAGTCAGGCGCCGTTCCCGGCGATCTCGCTTTGGGCCTCAACGCCCTTGGTTGATCTCTTTCTGAATGATTTGGTTTAAGGTTGGTTAAAGGGTGCGAACGGTGGGGCGTTGCCAATGCGCCGAGGCGTCGATGATTAGATCGGTCAAGGCCCAGACCAGCGCATCCACCCGGTCCGGGCTGCCCTTGCCTTGGAATCCCGTGGCCGTCATCAGGCACATCTGTTCCTCCAAGGCCCCCAGATTGGGCAAATGCTGCACCCGGCCCTGCTCATACAAGGCGGCCACAGGCTCCGCGCGCACCGCTTTGCCCCGCGTGGCACGCACGCCGCGATAGGCCACCAGCGGGTCAATCTGGCGGATGATGTTTTCCACCATATCGCCACCTTGGTTCACCTCGGCGACCACACGGTCGGCCTGATGCCGCTCTTTGGCAGCAATCGCCGCCCGTGCCCAAGTATCGGGCGAGGCAGATTTGACGCTGGCATCTTCCAGCACATAGGCGCGCCAGGTTTGCGGCGGCCCTTCTGTCACGGCCCCCACAACCAGAATCCCGCATTCATCCGATCCGGCATGGCCCGTCACCGGCGGGTCCACCGCCACCACAATGCGGCTCAGCGGTGGCACCACTTTCACGCGGCCAGCCTCCAGCCGTGCCAACGACCACATCGCGCCTTCGGCCTCCTCCAGCAAAATGCCTTCCAACTCCTGCCGCCCGCGCGCTGTGCCGGCATAGCGCCGCTCCACCTCCTCCAGAAAGGACTTCGCCAGATTGGCACGGTTGGCCTGCGTGGGTGCATGGGTGCAAACGGTTGACGGGTTTTTCAACACCGCCTTCAGCACCTCCACATTCTTTGGCGTTGTCGTCACCACCTGCTGCGGATGCTCCCCTAGGCGCAGCGCAAATTGCAACATATCCCAGGTGTTCTGCGCGTTGGGCCATTTCGCCAATTCGTCCACCCAAGCGGCATCAAATTGCGGCCCCCGCAGCTTTTCAGGGTTATGCGCCGAATACACCGTCGCCGTGGCTCCATTCGGCCAGATCAGCCGTTCGCGGCTTGCCTCCCATTTCGGGCGCCGATCGGGTGGCGAGCAGGCCAGAATCCCGCTGTCGCCATAGATCATCACATCGCGCACCTGCGCCACGCTTTCGCCCACCAAGGCCACGCATTTCGCCCGACCGGGGTCTGTGGGGCGCGCGCCCTCCACCTGCGCGCGTACCCATTCGGACCCGGCGCGGGTTTTCCCCGCCCCGCGCCCCCCCATGATCACCCAGCTTTTCCAATGCCCTTCCGGGGGCAATTGGTGCGGCAAGGCCCAGAACTCAAACATCCATGGCAGGGCCAGCAAGGCATTGTCACTCAGCCCTGCCAAAAACTCATCCGTGGCTTCCGGCGTCGCGGAGGCGAGCCAACCTGCGCCCGATTTCATCGCGCGCCTCGTCAAGGTCGAGGATTTTTTCCCCGATGACGTCGCTTGTTTCTTTGCGGAGTTTGTCAAGTTTGTTCCTCTCATCCATCGCCAATTGAAAGGCCGCTTTCATGTCACGCATGGCCTGAACGGCGGCTTTGGTATCACCCGGATTGTCCACCCGTGCCGCCCTCACAGCACGAGCAAGCTCAATCGCGGCATCCCGAAAGATTTCTTCCGTTGTCGCCAGCAAATCTGCCAGCGGCTCGTCCCCAAAAAGGATGTTCATTTTCAT